CGCCGTCTGCGGAATCGCTAAAAATAATGGAGTACGAGAATTATGATGAGCGAACTGCTTCCACAGAAGATACCTGGCGGCCATTTGAAAAGCGACGCTTTGAGATAGATAAAGCCATTATTGAAGCAAAGACCAACATAAAAATTAAAGATGATTACCGCGTCGACTTCCTAGAACCAGATTACCCCATGAGCGTGGACCAGGAGATAAATTATTGGAATTGGAAATTTGATAAAGGACTGGCAACACCTAAAGATTGGTTTGACTACATGAATCCAGATGCAAGTGAAGAAGATAGATCCAAGTGGGAACAGGAAAGGGAAGAACAAGTCCAGCCGCCACAAAACAGGTTGCTGCAAAGACTACAGGGTAGCTAGTGCCCTTAGAATCTACTATTGATTCAGCGTTCGCTGACTACATTGATCAGTTTGAAGTATCGCTGGATGACTTCCTGGCCGATGTAGGCGAACTGGAAGAAGAAGGTTTTGACCTAGAAGAAGTCCTAGCCGCCCTTGCTGCTTTAAGCATGGCCGAATACTGGCTCACCACACTCAATATGGAGAGTGCTGTAAATGCTTATATAACAAGACTTGGGGCAATATTGGATGATATGGTTTCCTTCGCGCCAATGACTGAGGGCCAATTAGCGGCCTTAGAATTTATGCAGCGTGAAGCATTGGAGAGTTTTACAGTCCAATTTGGTGATCGTATTAGACTGGCTACATCCCAGGGTATGTCATCTGGTAGATCAATAGGTGAAATAAGAGCCATGATCCTGCGCGACCCGTTGACTCAATCCAAGAACATTGAAACTTTTATTACATCGGGCATGGCCAAGTTCAACCGCAGTGTCGTAGGGGTGATGGCAGATAATGCACCGGACAGTGAGTTATATCAATATATCGGGCCATTAGATGGGAAGACGCGCCCAATATGTCGTGTGATGCTGGCGAGTCCAGATTTGACTTTGAGGCAAATCGACCAACAGTTCCCCGGTGCTTTCGATGAAGGCGGTGGCCCAAATTGTAGACATCATTGGGGCAAAGCATTTGATCAAAAACAGAGTGACAAAAATAGAAAAGACGCAAGTAGCTGGTATGAAGATCAGAAAGAAAAAGAGAATTGGAAACATCCTGTCACCTTTCAAACTTATTATGATAGCAGATGATAATTCCCGACTTTAAGAAAATAGTCAAGTTTGACAGGGAATTCTTTGACAAACTTGGCAAAAAGACAGTAGTGCAGCACCGGACTGTGGTCCAGGTGGATGGCATAAACGCTCGTACCAATAAACCGTTCGTTCAATATACAACTGATTATAAAAGACGCAAGTCACAGGGAAAAGCTGTTAAAAAGGGTCAGTCACAGAGATCTACCAAGGTAAGTCCACCGAATTTGACTTTAACTGGGCAAATGATGGACTCTTTTAAATTTATTAGGGCATCGAACTCAGGTTTTATATATGGAATTACAGATTCCAGGCAAGCACAAAAATTAACCGGCAATCAAACCGGTCATTATGGTAAAAATACTAATACCAGGAAAAAAAGAATTGTTTCCGATAAGGAAAACCCCTTGCCAATCAAGGTAAAAGATAAAGTAGGTGCTGCAATCGCAGGAAAGATTGCGCAAAACTTTAAAGATGTTTTTACGGGTAAAGGTTACGTCGTAAACATCATAAGGATGTGAGGATATTATGTCTAACGAACAGGATCAAGTAAAGGTCGCTCAGAAAGAGCAAGCAGCTCCGGCACCAAAGGAGCAAGAGGAATCCAGCAAGTCGCACGACGCTGGTGAACTGATTGCAGAATCAAAAGCATATCGTAAACGTGCGCAGACTTCTGAGTCCAAAGTTGAAAAACTTCAAGCAAAATTAAAGTCTATTGAGGAACAACAGCTCAAAGACAATGAGGATTGGAAGGTTCTTGCCGAAAAACGTGAAACAGAACTGAATGAATTAAAAGTTCATGCGGATCGCGGTAAGACCCTGGAAGAATCCCTCAGAAAAGATGCTTTGGAATCAATGTCTGAAGAGGATCGTGAATTTGCGGAAGATATGTCAACAGAGAAAATGCTGAAGTTCGCAAAGCGATCAATTAAAGTTCCTGTTTCAACAAATGAAAGCACTGTAGGTGTTACAGTGCCGCCGGATAAGAATCCTTTTACAGAAATGACTTCTGACGAAAGGAGAAATAACTGGGGGCGCATTATTGAGGATTACAGGAACAAGAAATCAAATTTATTAGATAAAGGTCGGTAATGATAAGAGGTCAAATGGCTGAATTGATTTACTACCTATAATTTAAAAGGAGAAAATTATGGCAATTTCAGATGCCTTAGACGTTAATGTCCATAGTGGTGGTACTGGTGCGGTAACTCCAAATATCGCCGACCAGTTTATCCCAGAGATTTGGGGCCAAGCTATTTTGGACGTGTTTCAACAAACAATAATGATGAATAATGTGGGGATTGATTTATCTCCTGACGTTGCAAGTCATGGAGACGTAATCCACATGCCTCATATCGGAGTACCGGAACTTGAGGCTTTTACTCATGGTGCGGAGATTGATGCAGATGTAACCTCTGCTGGTAGCATGACATCAGAACAAACCAACCTAACAATAGATCAGTATAATGTGGCTTCTGCCTATGTACCAGATATTGTTGAGGTCCAGGCAAATTATGATCTGTTGAGTATTTATGCTAAACAGTTAGGTTATGCTTGTGCAAGGGGTTTTGATAATTTCTTGCATTACCAGGTAGCAAATAACTTTCAAGGCTTACTGGCCTCTGCTACTGGTGCAGTCGGTGGGGATGCTAATACTTCCATGCACATCCAATCAACTGGTTCAGCTCTTTCCCAGGCTAACTTAACATCACTTATGGCGTTGATGCTTGGAGAAACAGGGTCAACTGATGGTTGGCACTTGGTTCTTTCACCTGACATGTATTCAAGTCTTAATACCTTAACCTCATATTCTCAAGGAACACAAGCTCCGCTAGGTGCGGATTTTGGTAGATCTGGGAACGCAGGTTCTTTACTTGGTATGCCTGTTTGGGTAGCTCAATCACCTTATATGGGTTCGGCTTCAAGTGGTGCAGATGTTGCTGCCGATACCACAAAGGGTATCTTGGCGGTTGCGGACCTGGAAACATCGGGTACGGATGACAATGATATTGTTTATGGTTATGTCATTCACGAATCGGCCCTATACTATGCGTTTTCAAAACAGGCTAAAATGACAGCCAGCTACAGACACGCATATTTATCCACTCTGGTCACTTGTGAATCTGTTTACGGTGGAGCTATTAGGAATACGGATGCTGATGGAAACAGGCGAGCTTTCGCTATAGTAGATTACGAATAAACAGTAATCTGATAAATCCAATTAACGAGAGGGGCATTTATTTGCCCCTCTCATAAAAAAGAAGATATTATGGCAGAAGAATATATTTGGTTTAAAAATTCCCAGAATTCCAGAAGTCTACACAAAAGAAACAAAAAGGTGCGGAAAAGTAAATTAGATGCCCTGGAAAAAGCTGGATGGGTAAGAATTAAAGGTGAACATGACCGCACTCCTGTTGTAAAACCAAAAGTTAAAGATGGTAAACAGAAAGCCGTAAAGATAAAAAAGAAATAACATCCTACCAGACGGTCTCGTTCACGGTAGTCAACCTTAGAGAGGAAGAAAAATGACAAACTTATATAAATACTCAGTTCAAGAAGCACAAAACGCAGCATTTGGCCAAGCTGGTTCAGTATTAGCCAAAACAGATGCTGTAACTGCAAAGAGTGGTGTTTTCATAGCAATCCAGTTTATTGAAGATTCAGTTTTTGAAAGTGGAAGTGGTGGATTGGTTGCAGAAACAGAACAATTATATCCTGACGATACAGGAGAAAGCACATCTGTTTCAGCATCTGGTGGAGAGGCAATAGATAGTGTTACCTTTCCACAGGGAATGACCATATTTGGTCGCTGGACAGCATTTGAATTATCTTCTGGCGTAGCCATTGGTTACGTTGGTTAATGTTAAATTTAGGATTAAAGCTATCTTCAGTTGTTACCCAGACTGCACGTCTTGCCAGGGATTTATGGCAGACTGTTAATGATATCTGGCAAAATGAACATAGAAAATGGGAAGACATTATATAATTAGGAGAATATTATGGCAACAGGAACATTAACAGGCACAACAATAGCAACAACCTATAAA